GCGGTCAAACCAACTCCAATCGGCTGATCGGAAGTTCTTTTTTTTCTTGGCATTACAATTTCTGTACTAGATTAGGGTCACTTCTTCGACGTTTGGGTATTGCTTTTCTTGTCTTCTCTAACACATCGTTCCATCCGGGTTTTGACTTTCTTAATTTATCTTTCCACTCACCCACTTCCCCAAATCCGGGAACTGTTGAAGGGTCAGAATAGTCTCTTATCCAATCGGGATTTTCTTCTGTCCATTTATCCCAATCATGAACACTCATGGAGACTTCTTTTGTCTCTCCTGTTTCTTTATGTACTACTGGATAGGTCGCCATAATTTATTATTAGATGTAGTTATTTAGACCCACTGAAGGGCTTGCGATACGATAGGAAACTGTTCAATAAAAACAGATCGACATGCTTCTGCAATGTCCATGTGTTCCTTCTGTGTTCCATGTGCAGATCTCAGATCAATATAATGTATCCAAGAACGACAAGAACCTGTCATATAGATTCTTGTAGGTGTACACAATGGTAGAACCATTCTAGCACATTCTTTTGCCACTCCTTCCTCAATCATTTGATTATACAATGCTTGAGCAGAACTGAATAGAGTTATCATCTGTGCTTCTAGTTTCTGCTGTATAAATGGATCTAAATCATCTATACTATTCTGACGATTCTTTTTATCTTGTCTACGCAGTTCTGGTAATTCAATCTCACCTAACTGATTACTCTTTGCATATCGTTGAGAAAATTCTTGGAACGTAAAACTACGATGTCTTAGAATCTGTGCTGCGATTGCACGAGTTGTTTCAATCTCAAGTGTCATTGATGATTGCTCAAACACAGACCAATGGTTATGTTTAATACAATACTTCAACAATCCTGCATAGTTTGGATTATCTTGATTGTCTGGATTAGACACTCTGGCAATATGTGCCATCGTTTTCTCTGCATCAGGTGTGATGCTTATTAAATTGACGGTCATAACTTAGCCGTCATCATCTTCGAATACTTCGTCATAGTCCTGTATACCTCTTTTAATTTCTTCATAATTAGAATGATCTAAGTAACTCTTAGCATCAGCATAAACTTCTGATTTAAGAGACTCAAGAACGTTTTCTAAATCGTGAATGATTGCTTTTAGTTTAGTCTTCTCCATAATAGAGTTTAGTTTTATATATTATAGCATAAAAAAGAAGGGGATCAACCCCTTCGTTTTATTTTCCATACAGGAAATGAATTTCAGCATTTATGATTGTGAGAAAGATAGCAGATGCTACCAAAATCTCAATAGTTTCAATCATTTAACACTTGTAAGTTCTTTCTTTTGACTTACACCACGGTAAGTTAGATCGACCTTGTTTGTTTGCTGTTCCTTATTCCTGTTGGTGTCGTATACAACACCTCTGTATGTGACTTTTGCCATTTGGTTTGCTCCTAAAGTAGTAGGGTTTTTAAATCCGTTCCTTCAGTCGGCTTTTGCGTCCCTACAATCTAAACCATACTTTTCACCAAAATCATAATACAACTCAATAATTTCCTGTCTATCTTCTACACTAAGGTCAGGGTAGACTTTAGCACGATCTACAAGAGTGTTTATATCTGTACATGATACTGTAACTATAGTAGTAACAGCACTTGATGCAGCAATTAAAGTTTCAATCATAAGGATGAACGAACCCGTTCCGAGTCGGCTTACTTGCGTCCAATGATATAAGTTTCGCAATATTGATCTGACACTTTGCTTCGGAAGTAATCTATAAGATACTCGTGTGCATCAGAGTTAAGATTCTCATCACTGAGTATCTCTATTCTGTTTTGATTCCATTCTGCACATGTCATTGTCCAGTGGGCAGGTACATGTTCAGTAAGGAGTTGAGCCAGTAGTGCTAATTCAATCATCGGATGAACGATGTGTTTATTTTAACACATTCAGCCTATATATGCTAATTTAATTGTTCATTTTGTAACAAATCTTAATTGTTATAGGGGATTACCGTTTTTATCTACTAATCCAAGACTTTTGATCTTATTTAGATTACTTCTTTCTTTTTTCTTAATCTTCTTATATTCTTTTATTAACTTATCTACCTCACTTTTACGAACATTCACCTTTAATTCCTTCTCATCTTCCTTTCCAACAAACCCAAGACCAGCCTTTTGAGTCTCCTCCTGTGCATCAACGTAGTCATTGATGACTTCTTGAATCTCATCACGAATGAGTTCATTGATTTGATCTCGTAACTTGTCGCTCATCTATTTTCCTCGAATCTGTTTACCTTTTTTCTTTGGTGGTGGTTTAAGACCAAAACGATTTGGTGGAATAGTTCCTGATCCATACTCAATACCCTTTACATTCTTATACCTATCATAGTAAAGATCAAATATGTTTGCAGCCTTTTGTGCACGACAAACATCGAGTCTCTCTTCACCATCAACAACATATCTTACATTATATGCATCAGTTGGGAAAGATGTATCCTTCGCCTTGTCTGGTGTTGTTTTTTCTAACAAAATCTCACAAGAATAATCTTCTGGGTTCATGTTCCTCTATGTAACCCCCATGCTATATCAGGAAATGCCTCTGCGACAATCTCCCTTGTCAATTTATATTTCTCAGTTAGATTCTTATCTTTAACTAGACAGATAATCTTAGCCTCCTCTGGATGTAATCCCTCTAACATCTGTATGAACATTGTCTCTCTACGAAGAGAACTCAATGTATCATTACCACCCTTAATAAAGTGATAAAGATTCTTCCATTCTCTACGAAGAGATGTGTGATCTGTTCCTACTGGAACTTCATTCTCTTTGTAAGGAACTTGTCCTTCTGGAACAGCAGATTTAACTCTGTCATCAAAGTTCCATATCAAAATGGCAGTGAGTGAATCGTCACGATGCTCTCGTAAGGCTTCAACCTTCTTTACTTTTGTTCTTTGAGAGTCAACATAATCTAATATCTCATGGATAAAAGGATTCGGAGGTAACTTGACCTTCCTAGTTGTTGTCTTCTTCTTCGTTGTTGTTGTCATAATTTTCAAATCGAACTGCTAAAATTTCATCTGCTCTTAGATTACCATTTTCGTCAAACATCTCAGGATGAGTGTAAACTGTGTCTGGTGTTGTTTCGTATGAGTGTTCTCTTGCCACCCATCCTATCACACCTCCTAATAATAGTGCAAGGAACGATACACATGTTGTTATCGTTAGAGTTACTATTAAAGTTTCCATGGATTCCCCCAGAGATTATTTTTTTGTTATGTTAATAGTAAAAGTTATTTCTCTTTTAAATAGACTTAACTTTAACTGAAAGGTGGGTTTTGGTTGAACGTTCCTCCTATTACGTAGTAACAACTCCACTCCCCGATTGATTTCGGGTTTGTTGTTTTTATTTAGAACGTTTTTTTCTTCCTCTTCTTTTGTCAAGATTATACCTCCATGCATCCTCTAGTATACCATAAAGATAAGTTTTTATCTTTCTTGCCTTTGGTTTTGGTATGTGACCATAGGCTTCTTTGAGAGTTTTGTCACCTCCTTTAATGTATTCTTCGAGTTCTAAAACCTGCTGAGATAATTCAGCAGCAGTTGAACTCTCAATAAACTCTTCGATCTGTTTCTTCTTCACACCCTCACCTTCAAGATAAGGGTAAAATTTCAAAACAAAATCACCCTTGAAAGCAAGTTCAATTGCTTTCTCGACTATGAAATAGGCCTCATCGAAGTCTTTCATAGTATTTTTTCTTTTTGTAACCATTGTAAAGTCTCCTTACATCCTCCGATGTAATGATTTTCAATTTGCACTTGAGGAAAAGTGGCATCACTACCAAACTCTTCTTGAAACTCATGTTTTGTAAAGTCTAGATCATATTTGTATTCAATATAATCAATCTTTACACTTTTTAGTAATTGTCTTACTCTATCACACCATTGGCAGTTATCTTTTGAATAGACTACAGCTTGCATTTTAGGTAAATTCCGCGATTGTTTTCTGATAATCGATGTCAAAAAGTTCTAATCCCTTGTCTGTGAGAATATGATTATACATTCCCTCAAAGATTTTGGGTGGCATTGTGCAGATATCAGCACCTTGAGCAAATGAATGCTCTACATCAGCAACTGATCTAATAGAGGCAGATAGTATCTCAGGTAGATTATATTGTGCTGCAACATGCACTGGCAACACCTCTTTAATTCTTCTAATGAGATTACATCCACCAAATCTTTGGTCATCTACACGACCAACAAAGGGAGAGAGATATCTTGCGCCGGCCTTGACCGCTAGGATCGCCTGTGAGACGCTGAATATCAATGTGACATTAACTCTAACACCTTGAGCATACAAGTCCTTACAGACCGCAAGGCCATCCGGTGTACATGGCACTTTGATTGTGACCGCATCATGGAATTTACTAATCAGACGATCTGCTTCTGTGAGCATCTCCTCTTTAGTTCCTACAACTTCCATGCTTATATCTT